GGGAAGATAGGGATTTGAACCCGTTTTTGAGCGGTTTCAGTGCGGCACAGTGCGTGCCAATGTGTGATTTTGCTGGGGCTTAGCGTGTCGATTCGTGGCTATGCGGCACAGTGTTTTCGACACTTTTTTCGACACTCATCCCTTCTTCTTGAGGGTTTCGGCCAGCTCTATCAGCTCAAGGCCGTACCTGCACTGATATGAAACATTTCTGGCAACCAGAGCGCCGATATACACCCCCAGCATGAAGGCAAGCGCGAGAATAATGGCGGAAGAAACGACTGTAGGCAGATCGCTCAGTACGCTCGCACCCTGACCCACCTCCTTATAAACAGCCCACCCCATTGCGCCAAGCGATACTAGAGCCAAATTATCGCCATTACCGAAGAACTGGGACATTCTATATTCGATTCTCCGCAGCTTCAGCTCTAAAACCTTCTGGCAATACTCAGTAGCAGACGCCGTTACACTCATCACAAATTTGGCATTAGCCATATCATGTTTTTTTTGATCTATTAAGTCGTCACAAAAATCTTTAGATAGCCGCACAAATGATATTATGCTGCTCAATATCATTAGAACCAAAGAACCAGTAGCAAGCAACATGCTAAATACACCCACCACCCGACCGGCTAGTTTAACGCCCTCAGAGGCGTTGCCTGCGAAATAAACATATGCAGCCAAGGCCAGCAGTACACCAAATAGAGCTGCAGCACAGAACATTACCTTGTTCGAAACGCTTTCAGCTCTGCCTGCATACTTACTTCGATGCATAGGTGGGTTATACCTTTTGGCGCTCATAAGGTATCTAAGAAGCTTATCGGTCTCACTTTGAAGCATTCGCTAGTCCTTAGCGGCTATTAACCTACCTAATAAGAGCGGAAGTTATCTACTTCCACCTTGATTTCTACTATGCAAGTCCATACGCATTTTACAATTGCGATGCTCTATGCTTCCTTTTGAATAAGGGCAGTAGTCGCGAAGCCTTGGATCAGCTTTGCCAACAATCACTATTTCCTGCTGCTTTGGCTTCGGCTTATATGTCTCTCTTGGAATTGGAGTAGACGGCACAACGTTCCTCGCGCCTTGAGGCACATAGGTAGCGTCGCTGAATGAGTTTTGCCGGGCGTGCTGCTCTTGCGCGCGGGCCTGTGACCACTCCCGAAGCTCTCGCTGTGTCTGCGCTTCTCTCTGCTGATCTTCGCTGGATCTGATCCAGTTCTTCTCTTGCATGGGTGGTGGCTGATAGCGCTGCTGGTTGGCTAGCTGACGTGCTCGCACATCTTCGTTGTGTTTGCGTATCGCCTCGGCATTCAACCGCGCCACTTGTGCTTCTGCTCGCGGGTTTGGTTTCATCTGCCCTGACGCCAGATAGAGACCACCGCCTGTGATACCTACGCCGAATATCAGCGACACACACCATACAATGGCGTTTCCAGCTTTGCGCTGAACTCTGGAAGGCGCGTCATCCCAATCTGCATTCATATTATCGACCTCTCCATGGCTAAAATAAATCTGTCCTCTTTTTCCATTATAACTCTTCTAAACACATGGAAGAATTCGCAAACTGGTGTACCCAGAATCCATACAGCATTCCATTTTGGTACGTACCTCCCGCACTTTTTAACTCTCCTAACTTTATTTTTGCAGACTTAGCCAATTGCTCTATAGCGCTTCGCCTTGAATCAAAGGTTACTCTTGAAAGCAATTTTTTCGATATTAAGTGTGCTTTAAGTCGCCCATCTCGTTGAGAATCAACTAGAAATCTACCTTCTTTAACATCATCACTACCAACATCGAATAGAGTTTTAAGCTGAGGGGTATCCAGAAGCACGAATCCATACTCATGTGCATTTTCACCGGTAGGCAGCCTTTGATCTTCAACAAGCAGAAGGTAGCCACTATCGTTCAAAGCCCTCATCATCAAAGAGCCTTCTGAAAAGATTTCAATCCATTTTCTTGGCGAAATTTCATGTAGAACATTACACATCACTACAATATCAACAGATGAATCATCCATTTCCGTGAAAAAACTATCTACATCACTAAAAAATCTTTTTTTGGGATTTTCATAAAATTTCTCAATAACTCTCAAGCACGCGCCATCATTTTGAAATGGTTCATATGCATAATAATCAAAAAAATCACTGATTGATGTGCCGTACTCTGACAGCTCAGCAGCTAAAGAATCAAGCAGCCTACCTTCACCGGCACCAAACTCCAAAATTTTAAGTTTTTCCCTAACAGCTGCAATCCCAGAGATCACTGTCTGAATTTGGCTCGCCTGTGGATCTTTACTACCATTGCCGCTAATCACTTTTGGTGGCAGCAAGCACTCAGCCGCATAATTCACATTTGCCAGTATTGCGGGCAATCCTGTAAATGAATTTAATTTACCGATCTGTTCATCATCCCCTAGAAGGCTTTCTAAAACAGCTTTAGGATTCCGACCGGAATTACTTACACTACCGCCATCGACATACCAAAGTGACATTGGCTCAACGCTAAATATATAAGCAAGCAACGGCACAGAGTGAGTAGCCACCCATATCTGGGATGATTCATTGGACTCGTAAATCGCCTTGAATAAGTCTATAGATGCCGACGGATGCAAATGATTCTCTGGCTCATCCAAAACAAAAACTGTATTTGCCAACCTTGTTTTTTGAGCATGAATAGCAACGCAAAGTTGTAGAATAACTTTTTGGCCATCAGAAAGACCAGCAATAGCTATAGGTTTTCCAAATATGGTTGCAAATTTTCCTACACGCCCTAGCCGTACGTTCATCATTGAAAATATTAAGTCATCAAGTCTCAAATACGAGCGCTCAGCATCCGGATCGATAAAACTCCCAGTTTTATCTTGATGAGTCGCTTCTCGCCATTGATCTTGGCACTCTTGAATATAAAAGAGACAGTGGGCATGGTTTTCAGCACCTTGCCCTTCAGTTTCTTTATACCTAGCTTCTTGTTGGAGAGAATTGTGCTCCCGCGGATCAGTTAATGACAGATTTTTTGGAACGAACTTTAAATAACCATAGCTCTGATCAGGCGACACTTCTATACTAAGAGCGAGACGCTCAAAAATCAAACTACTTTCGAGAGTATCTCTCCAAGCCTGAATGCTAGAATGTTTTGAATTATTCGGATCATTAATCAGGGCACTAAATTGTCTAACCTGCGCCTCATGATTGTCTTTGCCTTTAAGATAACTAGAGTGCGCATTCATAGCATTAATTAGGGAGTTAAGAATCCTAGACTTCCCAGATCCATTTTTCCCAGCTAACGCAACTATTCTGCCAGCTCTTGATATAAAAACATCTTTTAAACCAACTCCCTCTGCTTCTGCACCAGATATCTTTAAGCTTTTAACAATTCCCACAGACGCCTCTCCGGCTCTAATTATTTATATAAAAAAGTACCCCAACCTACTAACTCTTTAGAGTTATGACTTCGGGCATACCAGCGCCTAGATATTTCCGTTGTAATGGCTATCCCGCGTTTTGATTGGGCAAGTTTCGGTTGGCCTCTTCGTACTCTGGGCTGACTTGTCCTTTGTCCGGCATGACCTCGCCGGTCAGCATCCACCATCGGTACTGGGGGAACATCTTAGCGACCGCCTCAATCTCTTCGGCCTTGATCTCTCTATTACGCGCTGGGTTTTTGAGGTTGTTCCACGTGTATCTACTGATCCCAGTCTTCTCTTCCAATTCTGGAAGTCGCATTTGGGATGCTTTAAGGATTGTTATAACGCGTTCTTTAATCATAACCAAATGATCTATATGTGATATATCCAATATGGATCAGTAATGGCATGATCCGTTTCGAGATTATCCATTTTGGATAGCGCAATGCTGGATAACGTCGCATTGCCCAATATTGACACGAATAGGCACGGAACGACATGGGACTGGAACAGCTGGACGCCAACAAGCTGATAGCACCGCAACAGGACGTTGAAACCGTCGAATCGTGGGCGGATCGCAACGGGCTTACCTACGACACTGCCCGCGCTTGGGCAATGCGCGGGGTGATCCCCACTGTAAAGCTCGGCAAACGCCGCATGGTCAACAGCGCCATGCTCCGCCACTGGCTGCTTGAGCAGGAGTGGACGGCATGAAAGTGCGTTACCTGCTCTCTATTCAGCAGTTCAAAGACCTCTGCGTCTGGCTCTTTTGGTTCTCGGCTTACGCCGCCTTCTGCGTGCTGTTCACCCACCTGCTTAAGCAGCTTGGGGCCTTGCTACTGGACTCCACGTTCGAAGCTGCTTTCTCAATGCTGGCGGCGTTCGTTGTCTTTATTGGCATCGGTATTCGGATCGTTACGGAGAAATGGCGGTGACTCATGCACAAATATCTGCACCAACCGCACGCGCCGGACTGCGACTGCTCTGTCTGCTGGTCGAAACGCGAGCTGGCGAAACCCGATCCCTTCCAGTTCACACAGTGCACCCAGTGCCGCCGCGCAACCGTCACCACGGTAAATGGACGATTGATCGCTACGCCTGCTTCGTACTGCGTGAAACACAAGCCAAGCCAGCGACCGCCGAAGTACTGGAGCGTTGTGCAAGACACCGGCAAGCCAACGCCCTACGTCCCGCGCTGGGATCTGTTCGAGTCGGAGAACTGAGCTATGCAGGCTAACCGCATCCGTCACGCTCGTTTGATCGCCCGAATTATCGACAGCTGGAGCATTCCTGTTCTTGGCGGCATCGCAATTGGCACGGGCTTGAGCGTTTGGCAGCTGGGCGAAATCACCCAAGTAATGGATCAAGTGTTCGCTGATGCCTTGGGCCGTGTCGTCCTGGCATGCGGAGTGGCTGAGTAATGCCCGGCATCGTCCTGACCGTAGCCCAAGCGGCTGAGCTGCTGCCATTGGCCAGCCAGCAGCTTGGCCGCATCCAGCACCAACAGGACGTAGCCGACCAAAAAGGCATCCCCGAGAACTGGGGTGTCGATGACTGGAAAGAGATCATCGCGGCCCTTCAAGGCCCGGTCGTTCATGGGGTGGTTTATGTTCGGTAAGTACCCGACGCTCATTGAGATGGGCTTCATTCTGGCCGGCGCTGTGCTGGTGCTGTTGCTCCCGGTCTTCATGTACGGGCTCGTCTAACTGGCATTTCGACCCCGTTTGGCAACGGTCAATAGCCGCGCCCCCGGCTTGTCCGAACACGCTTCATCGTTCGGCCAAACGGAGGCACGGGCAGAGCGAACTATTGAACGCACTCCGGACAAAACCAGCCTCCGCTCATGAGTGTGGGGCAGCTTCTCCGCCCCGCGCTCCTGAGCCCTCGGCGGCAAGAGTGGGATCACAAGGGCAAAGCCCTTGGTGTTATAGGCAGAACTAATCAACAAATTAATTGAGCGTGTCATTGCGTGCCAATTAGTGCCACTGCGAAAAGCAAGCAAGAATAATGCAATGAGACTTACAGGCTTTATACAGCGACAATAGTTTCACCACGCAGACCGATTAATACTGAGCAATGAAACTTTAACAGTTCATTCGCGGGACTCTCTCGGCCTGCAAAAAGGTAAACCGCGCAATAACGCGCAACTGAAAAGAGGAAACACCCAATGGCACGTTCGACTATGGAAGTTGCATTCCTGGGCACTCAGATGACCCAAGTTGAAGACACCAAATACGCCAAGGTCTTCTACGGCGATGAGCCGGACGGCAAGACCGAACACGGCCTGTCGATCATCGGCATGGCTATCGCTGAAGACGCCGCCGACGAAGTGTTTGCCGCCGGCTCCCAGTTCGAGCCCCTGCAGCTCGTACGTATCACCTTCGATGTGGCCCGCGGTGGCCAGAACAAGGGCAAAAACCTCGCCCTGCATATCGAAGCCGTGGATACCAAGCCCCGCAATGCTGCCAGCCCAGCGCCTGCTGCCACTCCGAACAAACCTGCCGAACCGGCCAAGCCCTAAGCGCTGGGGAGACTGAGCCATGAGCCGCTATCTGTTCATCGCTGCACTGGCCTTTGTGGGCGGTTACGCCTGGGGCAACGCTGATGGCTTCGCCTATGCGGTGCGCTTGGCTCCAGTAGCCGGCCAGTTCTCCCATTAAGGACGCCCTGAATGTCGGTCGTTGCCGTTCAAGTGTGCATGGAGTGGGTCAGTTCCGACTCATCCATGACCTGCACCCAGCTTGGATGGCAACAGGCCTACCTGATTCCGCCCGAGGCCGCTGGATATGTAGACATCCTGGTCGCGGGTGGTTTCTCGCCGGAAGCCTTCGCCGTTGGTTTTGGCGGAACGCTACTGGTTTTCGCAATCGGCCTTTCCGGTGGAATGGTCGCATCAATCCTACGAAGAATGAGGTAACACCCATGCAACTGATGAAAACCCAGCTCAAAAACACCGCTTCCAACTTCGGTCGCGCTCGTCGCTTCGCCCGCAATGCTGCCATTGCTGGTTTTGTAGGTGTCGCAGCCTCTCCAGCTTTTGCTCTGGTTGAGGTTGATACCAGCGGCGTTGAAGCTCAGATCAACTCCGGCGCCACCAGCGCTGGCACCATTGCGGGTTATGTCGCTATTGCGCTCGCTCTGCTGGCCTGCGCAGGCGTCATTTTCAGCATGCTGCGCAAGTCGTAACCCCACATGCTCTGGTCAGTAATGCTCGGCGCGTTCATTGCCGGGGCATTCATCACCGGCTTCCGAATCGGCGAGTTTTTCTGATGGGGTCGAAGGGGCTTAATAAGCCCCTTCTTTTATTGCGTATGGGGAATTCTTTTTATCGTGTTGTTCTTGCTCTTGTCCTACTTGGATCGGGGCAGTTTGTTTTTGCTCAGAACTATTATTGGAAACATGGTTCGACCGGCATAGAAGGCATTTCCCCAATATCTGTTTGCTCCGCCGCTCACCCCGATACAACTTTACGCCTTCGTGAGTATGGTGATAATAGGTTTTGGTGCGAGGTGCTCCGGCAAGCGGATAACTATTGGATGCAAGCGGGCTATGTTGTTCGTTATGGTTCAACTTGTCCGCGTCCTGATGATATTTATAATCCAGCAACAGGCGACTGTGATCCCGCCAAAGAGACTGAACCCAATCAGTGCCAGTCAAAAATAGGCCAGTCCCATTCTTTCGGTGGCGATATGGGCCAGATGGAAACCTGCGTCGATAAGTGCATTGTCGTTGTCGATGCATCTTCCTCAGATCCCGTTGCAACCTACAAGAAGCCAGGCGATATCTCCAAAACCTACTGGTGGGTCACTGGCATATTTTCCGGTGAGGAATGCGCCGCGTCTGATGGCACTGACAACAACCCACCCGCACCCACCGAATCAGCGTCCGACAGCGAGTGCACACCCACCACCACTACCGATGATGGTTCACAGGTTTCTACCTGTACCGAAACTAAGGTTGAAGTGGATAACCAAGGCTGTGTCGCTAAAGGCGGTTCTGTTGGCAGCGTCAACGGCGTTATGCAGTGCGTAGCTGCCAACAAAGGCCCCAAGGCCAATGAGACCAAGACCACCACCAAGACCGAGACGACCACCAAGCCTGATGGCTCCAAAACCGAGAAGACCACCAAAACCACCGAGCAAAAGAACTGCTCCGGTGCCGGTGCCTGCAGCTCGAACACCACCACCAACGTTAACAACAGCACCACCAATGCCGATGGCACCAAGGGTGGTGAGTCGTCCAGCTGCACTGGCGCTAACTGCACCGGCGATGGCAAAGGCGATGGCAGCGGTAGTGGCGACGGCAAAGGGGAAGGTGATGGAGAGGGCGAAGGTGAGGAAGAAGGCGAAGGCCCACCCGGCCCAGAAGGCACCCTCAAGCAAGGCGAAGGTGGCGATTTCTCCGAAGGCATCACCGAGTGGGATCAGCGCATCACCGATGTGCGCGCTGATCTCGACCAAAAGCTAGGCGAGTACTCCAGCCTCTTCAAGGGCGTGTTCGACCTCGACCTGGGTACAGGCGGAGGCTCGCTCCCCTGCGAGAACATCCCTATTTCCTTCGGCACAACGACCACCAATTTGCGTTTCTGCCTTGCTGATTACTCCGACCCACTTTCCTACCTGCGCTATGCGCTGCTGCTCGGTGCGGCTGCGCTTGCTGCTGTGATCATCCTGCGAGGTTAAACATGTTCGAATGGCTCGGTGGTTTCCTTGACCAGATCATCCAATTCTTCCAATGGGTGTGGGACTTCCTCAGCGTCGGCATATACGCCTTCGTCAAAGATGCCATGGTGCTGCTCACTAAGGCCGCCATGTATTCATGGATTCAGATCCAGCTGATCGCCCTTGAGGTCGCTTATGAGGCTGCACAGGGTGTCATGGCCGATATCGGCGTGGCTGAGGCTGTTCGCCAACGCTATGGCGACCTACCCGGCGATGTAGCCAGCACCCTGTCGTTCTTCGGCATTCCCCAAGCCCTGAACATCATCTTTTCCGCTCTCTCGACACGCTTCGCCCTGAAGTTCGTGCCGTTCATTGGGCGGTAACCATGTCGATCAAAATCCACCACGGCCCGAACGGCTCCTACAAGACCTCGGGCGCGATTCAGGATGATGCTGTTAGGGCGCTCAAAGAGGGCCGGCTGATCATCACCAACGTGCGCGGTTTCACCCTGGAGCGGGTGCTGCAGGTGATGCCTGATCTTCCTGATTCGGTCGACATCATCAACCTCGACCTCGAAAAGCTCGATGACATGGAACGCATGCGTACATGGTTTCAGTGGGCACCGCGGGGCGCGTTCCTGATCTTCGACGAAACCCAGCTGGTGTTCCCCAAGGCGTGGCGCGAAAAGGATCTAGAGCGCTTCGACTATCCGGGTGGCTCCGAGGAAGCCCAAAAGGCAGATCGCCCTATCTCCTGGCTCGATGGCTGGACCCGTCACCGCCACTGGAACTGGGACATCGTCCTGACCACCCCGAACATCAGCTACATCCGCGACGACATCCGCATGACCTGCGAGATGGCCTACAAGCATTCGAACCTGGCCGTGATTGGCATCGGCGGCCGCTACAAAGAGGCTCAGCATGATGCACAGCTCAACCGACCACCCGAGAAAGGAACCATTGTCGAGTTCCGAAAAATCAAGCCCGACACCTTCAAACTCTACCAGTCCACTGCCACCGGACTTGCCCAGGATACCAAGGCAGGCAAAAGCCTCCTCCGGTCGCCTAAGCTTCTGGCTCTCCTGGTATTTATGGCCCTTCTTATTGGGGCTGTTTTTTCTCTTGGTGGAGTCAGCTTCGGCCCTTCTACGGCTACTAAGTCAGAGCCTATCCCCGCTGCTCAAGCCCCTGCGAACACTCCTGCGCTTGCTGCTGAGAATCCTGCAGTTCCTCCTGATAAGAGCAATCCTCTTTCTGTTTCTCTTCTGGGCAGCCAACAAGCTGCTGTTCCTCCTATTGAGCTGAATCACCCCTACGCCCCGCGATCGTTCGTGGTGCGAGCCGTGATGACCACCGAGACTGGCGGCAAGTCCATGCAGATAGGCCAATTCGATGTGGTCGACTCCGAGGGGCTGGTTATCCGCCAATCGCTGGCCGACCTGCACCAGCTCGGCTACCAGATCCACATACGCGGCTCCTGCATCGTCGATATCAGCCACCCGATGGGATTCAAGGGCAAAGCCTTCTGCCCTGGCCGACCGGCACAGCGAGAGGAAGCCGCGCGCCGCTTCGAAAACGGCTCTCCCGTGCGTGCGACACCCTCACAGCCAGCCATGGCAGGAAGCCTCACTCCTGCCCGTCAGAACGTGAATGTGGTGCCCGATGGTGAGTACGCAAGTCGGCCGTGGCGCTAACGAGCGAGCGCCGGAGAGGTTCAGTTCAGAGCGAAGGCGCGAGCGAGGCACGCGCCTTCGCGACGTCCCTGTAACACGTCAGAAAGAAGCAAATACACAGTGTCGATTCGTGTCAATTTGGAGCAAACAGGCAATGGCAGCAAAAGACCAACTCAGGGTTAACCGTGAATTCAAAGAAACGCCTAATGGCCGTGTCTTTTTTGATTCCCATACCGCCGTTATCACTGATCTAACGAATGTTCGCCTGCTCCGCTGTGGCGTCGATACCGTGCGCCAGTTGTACCGGGGCATGATCCGGCCTGACGTAATGAGCCTGTTTGAAAAACCCGGCACCATGGTCGAATTCGCTGACCAGATCTGGCATTCGGGCCGTGTCAGCAAAGACTCTGGCTACCAGTACAAGCTGCAGAATTCTGACCTCGGCATCATCCTGCTGGTGAAGAACTTCAACGCCAAGATCGATGCCATCGGCGCCCACCTGAAAATTGAAGTCTCGCCCCATGCCATCGACGCCCTGTCGCCTGAGCGCCTGCAGGAACACATGGACTACTACGCTGCAGCAGTCCTGAGTCACCGTGAAATCAACCAGTGCGCCGTCCACCTCGCCCTAGACCTACAAGGCTGGAAACCGCCCGTGGATCTGGTGGCTCGCATGCACTGCCGTGCACGTACTCAACGCGATATTTCGGGCATCAATGAAATCAACTGGACGACTAAATCCAGCACCTATGGTCGCGGTGAAACCTTCATGTTCGGTTCGGCCAGTGGCGTGCAATTGGCGATCTACAACAAGACCGAACAGGCTAGGGCAACCGACAAGCTCGACTACTGGGAAAGCGTCTGGAAGCGCCGCGACAGCTTCGATCCACAAGACCCGGACAACTACGATCCTGACGCCGATGTATGGCGCGTAGAGCTGCGCTATCACCACTCGGTCATCCAGCAATTCGCCAGTGGCTCTATTGACCTGAAGTCCGGCGCCCTGATCGACACCAGCTCGTTTGCTGCCTTCGCTGGGCATCTGGACGGCTTGTGGCGCTATGGCCTGCTCCAATTCAAGCTGCTCTGCCGCCCTGGCTATTTTGAGCCCATCTGGACGCTTATCCGTGAAGACGTGCGTGTCGATCTGCCTGTTGATTCGCTGCTCGATGACACCGAGTACAAGCGTTACTACAAGACCTCGCGGGGCTTCTCCGGCAAGAACGTTGAGCTGTTCCTGGGAAACTTCATCAGCCTGCTGGCAAGGGAAAAGGTGGGCGCAAAAAAGGCGTTTAAGACCCTCCAGCAATGGGACTGCTGGCCGGTCATCCGCGATCACTACGCCGCCAAGGACATGACCCAGGACGATCTATATCGCCATATCAGGGATCTACTCACAGAGAGGCATGTTCGATGGGGGCGTGCCATCTGATGGCAATCGAAAAGCTTCCTGACGGTCGCTGGAAGGCCGATATCGAACCGGCCAAAGGCAAGCGCTTCCGTAAGACCTTCAAGACCAAAGCCGAAGCTATGCGGTTTGAGTCAACCTGCCGGGCCAAGGTCGTTGAAACACCTGAATGGTCACCTAGGCTGAAAGACACTCGTCGGCTGCAGGAACTGATTGATCGCTGGGCCACCTTGCATGCGCACACGCTTTCGGATGGTGACGCTCGCCGTCGCCTGCTGGACGGTATGGCTAAAGACCTTCGCAATCCGATAGCCATCAAGATGACTGGCAAGCAATACGCTGAGTACCGGGCAAAACAGCTCACTCAAGGTGCTAACCCCAAGACGCTCAATAACCGGCTTGGTTATCTTCGCTCTGTGTTCAACGTGCTGCACCAGCTCGAAGAAATCGACTACCCCAACCCGCTGTCTAGGGTAAAGCCGCTACGCCTGCAGGAAAAGGAACTGGCCTACCTGACCGATGCTCAGGTCGACCACCTGTTCGAGGTCATTCATGAGCGCTGCAGGACGCCCCATGTCGCTATGGTCGCCGCGATCTGTCTCGCTACGGGTGCTCGATGGGGTGAGGCACAAGCTTTGACGCCAGAACGTGTACGGGGTGGGCTGGTGACCTTCGTAAACACCAAGGGCAAGCGTGTCCGCTCTATCCCGATAGACCCGCTGCTGGAACAGCAGATCCACCGGCACTTCAAGCTTCATGGCGTGTTCTCGAACTGCCTCAACAGCTTCGACAAGACCCTGGATGCTACCAAGCTGGTCTTACCTGCAGGTCAGGCTTCCCACGTTCTGCGGCACACCTTCGCCAGCCACTTTGTCATCAACGGAGGAAACATCCTCACTCTGCAAAAGATCCTTGGCCATCAATCTCTAACCATGACCATGCGATATGCGCACTTGGCACCCGATCATTTGCAAGATGCGATAAAGCTGGGCCCTAGATTGGATTTCCCAGCTCTCTTTAGGTGATTAGCATGCCGATGGTTTCACTCGACTTCGCGCAACACACCTTTACGAAGCGCCTCTCCACCTTCTTGGTAAGAGTCTTGGCGCACTTGCTCCATCTGATTGCGCAGTTCATTCCTGCATTCACTCAGCGGTCTATCACCGTTGCGCTCAATAAAATCATCAAAAGAGCTGTGCGACGGTGTAGACGAGTATTTTGCAAGGCGAGCCTTTTCACGCTTCTCGTGTGCTCTCTGGCCTGCTTGACTCAACTCAAGAACAGCTAGAGCAACCTTGCCAGTGCCTATCGCTAATTTACCCAGTCCTTTCAAGATAGAGCTCGACGCAGAAGCCTTACCGGTAAATTTCATTCCGTACTCCTTGGAAGTTTTCACAACGTTAGCACAGCGCAAGAGCCTACCAGCGGCCTACCGTGCGTCGGATTAGCGATTCTTCGACACTTCTTCGACACTTTGCATGCCGCAGATAGCAAAAGCCCCCGAAACTCTAGGAATTTCAGGGGCTTAGGCTTGAGATATGGC